ATGTATCAAACAGTTGCAGTTGCTGTAGTTGTTCTGATGATAGGTAATTTTTTAAAAAAGAAAATTTCATTTTTACAAAGGTTCTGTATTCCTTCACCTGTTATTGGTGGTTTGCTATTTGCAATATTTACATTAATATTGTACGCAACAGGAATTGCAGTAATTGACTTTGATGATACATTAAAAGAAGTCTGTATGGTTCTGTTCTTTACTTCGGTAGGTTTCCAAGCCAACTTAAAAGTCCTCAAAAGTGGTGGTAAGGCACTTATAATATTCCTTGTACTTGTTGTTGCACTTATGATTGGACAGAACTTTGCATCAATCGGACTTGCAAATGTACTGGGACTTGACTCCTTAACAGGTATGACAACAGGTTCTATCCCTATGATTGGTGGTCATGGTACTGCCGGTGCATTTGGCCCTGTACTAGAGGACTTTGGTGTTTCAGGTGCTACAACAGTATGTACTGCTGCTGCAACATTCGGTTTGATTGCCGGTTCACTAATTGGTGGTCCTATTGGTAACAGACTTATTAAAAAGCATAATCTACTAGATACTATAAAAACAGAGGATGACAGTTTCCTAGTTGAAGAAGAAGAAAAGCATGAAAGACATTTTTCTATGTATGCTCCTGCAGTTTTTCAGTTGATTATTGCAGTAGGAATTGGTACAATAGTATCAGAGCTACTTTCACTTACAGGAATGACATTCCCTATTTATATTGGTGCAATGATTGTTGCTGCTATTATGAGAAACATAGGTGAATACACAGGTAAAATTACTGTTCATATGGGTGAAATAAATGACCTTGGTGGTATTTGTCTATCTCTATTCTTAGGTATAGCAATGATCACTCTCAAATTATGGCAACTAGCTGACCTAGCTTTACCACTTGTTATTCTACTAGCCGGCCAAGCAGTTCTTATGTTCTTATTTGCCTACTTTGTTGTATATAACATTATGGGTAGAGATTATGATGCTGCAGTAATTGCTGCAGGTACTTGTGGTTTTGGTATGGGTGCTACGCCTAATGCTATGGCTAATATGCAAGCTATTTGTGATAAATATGCACCATCAGTTAAGGCATATTTGATTATTCCTATTGTAGGTAGTTTGTTTGCGGATTTCTTAAACAGCTTAACAATAACATTCTTTATTAATTTATTGTGATAATTTGGAGGTAATGTTTTATGAAGGACAAGGACAAGGCAAAAGACAAGTATAGTTTCAATTCAGAAAATTTAGCAGTACCTGAAGTTCACACGGGAAAAGTAAAGCAAAATGATATTGTAGAAGATAATGATGATGAACCTGTGCTATATGATGTAGCAGTTCCGGAGGTTCACATTAAGAAAAAGAAGAAAAAGTAATATAAAACACTAAAAGTCCTAGGATGATAATTTCATCTTAGGACTTAATTTTTTGCAAAACATTTGACTAATTTAAAATAAAAAGCCCATTAGAATGGGCTTTTTATGGCGAAGGGTTGGAGATTCGAACCCGACTTAGGGCAAAATCTAGGTTACTTAGATTTTATGGGATAGACTTAAAAAATGGCTTAGGTATGCGATTATTAAGGTAAAAATATCTTTATTTAAAGTTTAATATTTTTAATAAAAATAAGTCATATTTTATAGAAATATGACTCAAATATGACTCAAATATGACTCAAAAATATTTTGAAAAAAGCTCCACAAAAGTAAAACAACCCCACAGCAGTATCAGAACTGTTGTGGGGTATAATTTTGCACGAAAAATTGATTTTGTTTTACTGTTTTTAAAAATTACTGATATATTTTAAAGTTTACTTAAATTTTTAAAAAGTTTTGAAAATAAGCCTTAACAATTAAAATATTAAGTTTCAAGTGTTAAAATCCTTAAAAATTACACTCAAAATTTAAAACATTAACGATAAATTTTAAAAATTAATTATTAGCGTTAATTCTTATTTAATCAAATAATACTTTAAGTTACGGTACATATAATAGTAACCCTTGTACTTGCCCTCTGTAATATAACAGATAATTCTAAATTCTCTGTCCTTATCAAGTTGTTTTGTATATTTAATCTTACCCTTGACAACTCTTTTGTATGTAGAACCTTTGCCTACTACAATAGTTTTATACTTAGATAGACCTGACTTATTAAGTCTTGTATTGACCATATAGCCGGTTTTGCCATTATAGCGAACCTGACTCCAGCCGTCTCCCATATCCTTTAGCCATTGTACTTTAGTACCCTTTGGCACAGTAAATAGAACACGACTAGCATTACCTACTTTATCAATAAAGTGCTTGTTATAAACAGGGCATTTTAGTTTTGTGGTAATCATAGTCTTACCAAATGACTTATAGCAGATATTACAATCAAAAGTATTTCCATTAACAATATAATTACTTGTGTACTGCCAAATGTCACAATCATAATCTTTAGTACTAGAGTACTGTGCTAACCAAATACTGTAATTTTTCTTTAGCGAACTATAATTCAGATTATTTTTGAACCAATTTGCATTAGCATATACACCGGCTTTATATCCGGCTTTTTCGATTGTTTTGCAGAATTCTTTTGCGATTTTTGTTAGAGTTGACTTACCTAGATATGTTAGGTTTTCCTCTTCCATATCAATGTAGATAGGCATATCTAGACTTCTACCCTTTAGCCAACCTAGACAGACTTTTGCCTCTTCCTTAGCCTCTGCAACAGATTTTGCATAACTGTAATGGTAAACACCTACAAGCATCTTATTTGCCCTTGCCTTTTTATAGTTGCTTTCAAAGTATGGGTCTTTCTGACTAGACACCATACCATAACCACATTGAATTACTACACCGGTAATACCTTTCTTCTTTAACGCTTTGTAATCAACAGTGTTGTTCCATCTGCTTACATCTACAATCTTTGTTGACATTAGTTATCATCCTTTCCTTTGTTCTGTAATACATCAATTGCCTTATTAATAATAGCCGGTAATGGTAAACCCATTAAACCGGCATTTTCTACGATAGAGATTAGTTCATTAGCCATAAAGCCAATGATTACGGCATCTCTTATATAACTAGTGCCAATTGCTAAATCAAGCCTATACGCAATTAGCACAAATAATAGGGTCATGCCCTTCTTGCATAACCCTTTCCAACCTGCTTTACTTTCTAATGCACCTGATGATGTTTTCTTGCTATTGTGGAATATACCTGCAACAACAAGACCTGACACATAGTCAATAGCCATAAATAAACATAGTGTTACCAGAGCAGTATCCCAACCACCAAACAACCATGCAAAAAGTCCACCTACTGCACCAATAGCAGTACAAATCCATTCTTTCATCTTAATTCTCCTTTTCTGTTGTGACATCTTCGGCAAAGTCGCCGTTTGAGTTTTCTGTATTTTCGTTAGTTGTTTCAGTTTCTTCAGCTGAGTACCAACTATCAATAGTTAGCATATCATCATCTGTTAAGACTGACTTACTATACCAGCTTAGTGCATATGCTCTGACTTGGTACTCATCAAGTCTGTTCTTCATTGTTTCTAAAGTCTTAAAAACAAAATCGTGTAGATTAAACATTATTACATCACCTCACTTTCGTGTGCAACAATAGCAGTTGCCAGTTCGTTAAACTTGTTGTCAATATAATTTTTTGTATCAGCAATATAAGTTAGCTGACTGTCGCAGTCTGATACAACAGTTGTTGACGGATAGTAAGTGTGCAAATTCAAAAATTCATTAATCTGTTCTTTAGTTAAATTTAAAACTGTCGGTGTTTGCTTTACCCCAACTAAAACAATACCGTTATTTTCATCAGCACAATTCTTTAGTGTTGCTTTTGTATCGTTAAGTGATAAACCTAAGTCAACATACAATGTATTTGTTCTTATATCAAAACAAGGATATTTTTCTGTACCGGCAAAAGCAAAGAATTGAAGTACATTACAAAGTGGTGCATATTTAACAGAACTATTAGCCCATTGCGTTGAATTTGATAATGTTAATGTACATCTATGGGTGTTTGTGCCACTTGGATTTTCTTTCAGATTATCAAAATCACTACTCAGCAAAACTAACTGCTGTAATTTTTCTGTGATAAAGCCTGTGCCGTCACTATTAATTGTCAACACATCACAAGTATTGTCTACACCTCTTAATATATAGTTTAATTGCAAGTTTTGAGAACTTTTTTTATTACTAAATGTAATACTTGGATTTTCAACACTATTAATATCAACAGGATTTGTTGGTGATGGTACTGCACTTTGTGTAGATTTACCGTACAAAGTTAACCCAACAATGTTACAATCACTACTGTCATTAAGTACAATGCTAGTTGACTTGTCTGTTGTAACTTTAATTTGCGAATTAGACATAGTATTACAAATATAAGGCTGTAATTGATTTGCTAACTCTAATGTACTTCTTTCGATATTGTAGGATAGAGGCATATTATCTTTATATTTAGCTTTGCATAAGCAAGGGTGTAAGACTACATCAATATAGTTAAGAAGTGTACCAGTTTGGACTGACAGTATAATTTCACTCAGATTTTCGTTGCTTACCGTAAATGACTTTTCAGAATAGTAAGTTTCTTTTTTATCTTTGTCAACTAATGTGATTTGGCTATAACAGTTGCTTTGTCTATTAGTAGTCTTACCACTAGTAATGTAATACTCTCCATTTTCTAATGATATTGACTTTACTAACATTGACACATATTTTTTCGTTGGTGTACCTGTGATATGATACCCTCCATCATCTGTTGCCGTTGCAGTTAATCCATTGGCAGTTTTACCATTTAAAATAGACCAATCAAAAAGATTATAACTTTGCACTAGATTTGCTTTGCTTTTGTCTAGTTGGGCAATATTCGTAGCATTCTTCTTTACTGCTGTATCATTGTTTGTCTTGTATGCATTAAAATCAGCTTTATCAAGCTTACCGGATTTCAAACTTTCAATATCAGCAAGAGGTGTTTCTAACTTACTATTCACATAGTCAAATACTGCTTTGGTGTCAGGATAATAGTCTAAGCTGGGATGCGTAATCACACTTACCTTATTAGATGCATTTTCTTTAGTTTCTAACTTGGTATTGATTTCATCAACACTGTTATTAAAATTCTGCCTATCAGTATTTGCCTGTTCAACAATGCTATTAGCCTTGTCAGTTAATGCTTGTACATCTGTTTTGTGCTGAGTTTCAATACTAGTTGCTCTGTTCTCCCAATCAGACTTATCTGCATTTACTTGTTTCTTCAGCGACTTAATAGCACTTGCTAATAGTTCATTTACATTGATGAAGTTATCATCATTTGAGTAGACAATACTAACACCGTCAGGTACTGCACCACTTACAATTTGAACATTTCCAACTGTGTTATCAATATAAATTGTCTTTAGTGAGGTACATCCACTAAAAGCACCATTATTAATTTTTGTAACATTATCTGCAACAAATGCTGTTACAATATCTGTCTGATTTGTCGCAAAACTTCCTGCACCTAATGCTTCCGTTGATGTTGTGTTCTTTAGCACACCATCAGAAGTGAAGGTTGCAGAGTAGCTAAAGACTATGCCTTTGTTTGCTTTTTCAATACCGTCATCCATTTGGTTCAAACTAACCGATAAAATCGGTGTGTTTGATGATGGGGCATCTTCCCAACCTACTTTTTTATAGCTCATTATAATTCTCCTTTAGCCTCTAGTGTATCTGTCAAAGCCTGAATTCCACTAAGGGTTCTTGACAGGATTACACTGCTAACTACTGTCATTTTCTGTTTACCGTTTTCGTATAATGGAGCACCGTTTACATCAGTTTCATACACATTAAACTGTACATTGTCCCCAACCTGTACCCAAGGTCTGCCATCTGTTGTGGCAGTAAATGGGGTGTAACTACAGTTATAGAACCTTTTTGTAATGTCACTAGGGTCGCCTCTATTATTCTTGTAATTGTACAAGTCATTAAGTATATGCCAATTAGATGTATTCATATCTTCATTCTGCCAACAAATTACATTTTTCGTTAAGTCATATACTTTTGTTTCATTGTCCGGTATTTCCGTATTGCCCGGTCTAAATGTAGTTTCTTTTTCGGTTGTCTTTCCGTCAAGATTTCCACCATACTTCCATTTAAAATCAGTATAGCCCTTTACTATGTAATCCTCATAGCTTAAATCCTCATAAAAGTCATATACCTCGGGTGAGTCTGTAGGTGATATATAAACCAACCTAAAATTGCCTTTTACAGTATCTCCTTTCTTCTCTAATGCATCAGAAAAAGGAGATATAAAACCAAATACACCTATCATTTCACAACAATCCCTTAGTACGCTACCGGATGTTACTAGATTGTTCTTATCCAATAACCAATGACCATTCCTAGTTTTAAAATTATAGATTTTGTAATTAACTCCATAGGTACTAAAAGTGTTTGCTAAAATACCTGATGTTTCACTTACTGATGGATGATAAGTTAAGTTAATAAAGTCAGACATTACAGTTCCTAGTGGTCTGAATGTAGCGTTCTGCCATTCTTCAAATAAACTTTTTGTTCCATCCTTTTGGTTCAGCTTTGCCATATAGTCGTATGCAGTAAGTTTATAAATGTGTTTATCATCTCCATCACGCTGAAATTTATCAACATAACCACAGAACAAATCCCATGTTCTTTCTTGTACTTGCCTACCGGGATAGATTTTAGCTGATGGGTACAGAGTACTTGACGGATAGATGTAGTCACCTAGATAACTCTGAGTTAATCTAACAAATATCCATTTACCCTTAATGTTGTTGGCAAAAGTTCTGTCATCAGTATCACAAACTGAAATATTAAACTCAGAGGCTATGCAACCCCCAAACTTCAATGTACTTTCACTGCATATTGACTGTTTGAGGGTCATACTTTCTTCAACAATATTATCCATTGTGATTGTTGCTATATCTGAGTTATTAGGAAAAAGAATTTCAACTGTATTTTCCACAAGGTCATTAATAATATGGTTCTTGATTTTGCTATCTACTGTAATCATTACATCACCTCAATACTCAATAAAGGTAAGTTCAAGAGCTTTGTACTCTATATCTGTACCCTTAATAACTTTTGTTGTGTATGTAATATCAGGCATATAACAAACCATCTTACGATACTTCATTAATTCTTCATCCCAATACATTACATATAGCTTTCTTTGTTGCTTGTGAATAAAAGCATTGTTAAGTGTTTTCCTGATTGACTTTAGTTGTTTTAGGTGGAGGGGTATTGTCTGAAACACTATTTTAGACTTATAGTTTGGTGAGGTAACTCTATGTAACTTATTCTTGGTATCTCTATAGGCTTTTAGTTCAGTTCTTTGTAATGGTGTTGATTGATATGATTCCTTAGCCATCAGGTCATGTGGGAATGGTGTATAATCAACTTCACTTGCGTTTACTGCTTTACCAATATAAATTAGAGTACCGTTAAATTTATCAAAATCGAAATTAGCCATAAAATCACCTACCTATGCAAATGCAGACTTACCAAACCTTTTACGGTAGTCACTGTCCTTATTAACCATTCCTTTGAATATAACTTCACCGTCAAGATTAATGGTAAGGTTAATATCCTTATCATTACCACCAAAATTACCCTCAGCCATAGCCTCTAAAAATGCTTGTTTCATTGTTGATAATGGGGAAACAACCTCAGTTTCTCTTTTATTATCGCCTAATACTGCAAGGAATTCCCCATAATTAGCCGGTACTACTGTACCGGTAGCTAACTTAGGAATTAACGGAACTTTTTCAGGCATGGAAAAATTCCAATCTTGCCCAAACACATCACCGATAGCACCGGCAATACCGCCGACAGCATTTACAATAGCAGATACTGCATTATAAATACCAGTCCAAAGCATATTAATACCATCAATAATTAAATTGATAACACCCTTGATTATGCCCCAAATGCCGTCCCAAATTCCTTTAAAAAAGTCTTTGATACCGTTCCAAGCCTTTTTCCAATCTCCAGTAAAAATACCTGTAATAAAGTCAAGCAAACCCCCAAGAGCATCTAAAATACCACCGACAACATCACCAATTACAGTGAATACTGTGTTAAACACACCACCAATGGCCTTAAAGATATTTGTAAAAACAGGTCCAAAAGTTTTAACAAGAAAATTAACAATAGGTGATAAAAAGTTATTCCAAATTGCTGAAATACAATCCCCTAACTTTCCGAAAAATGAGACTGCCTTTTCGAAGATTGGTTTTAAGCAATTATCCCAGGCTGATTTAAAAATATCAACAATAGCGTCCCATGCTGGTTTAATCCATTCGTTATAAACATTCATAAGAGTAGTACCAATATTTGTAAACATATCGCATATGTTACTAAACACAGATGAGCCGTCACTTTCCCACCATTCGGATAAGAAGGTACCTATGTCACTAAATACAGTACCCACTAAAGATAAAACATCAGCAATCTGCAATTGAACATTATCAAAAAATGTCCCAATAGTTTCACTATCCTGTTCAACCCATTCAACTAATTTTTCTGTTGCAATTTCAAAACTATCAGATACAATTGTACCAACTCCACCAGCTAAATCTGTAATACCTGATAGCAAATTAGATATTGCATTTTCCATAGTTGGTCTAACCCTATCAATGCTATCACCCAGTAGGTCAAATGCTCCATCAAAGAAAGTTGATAAATTATCAAACCCATTTGAGAGGTGCGTACCAATAGTGTTGATAAATCCTATTATTTTTCCTTGATCCTTTGTAAGCCACTTACTAATACCACCTGTTAGGGTCTGTAATTGCTTACCTCCCACCTGAACTATACCACCAACAAATGAACCAACTGCTCCTAAAGCTGACTTGCTGACATTTTGTACTTGTCCTAAGTAAGCTTTGGCTATTGGTATTGATTTTTTAAAAATATTTTTGCAATTATTTCCAATAACCGACCAATCAACAGAATCAATACCTTTTTGAATGTTTTTTAAAAAGGTATCAAATCCACATTTTTTGTACAAATCTTTTAAAGCATTAGTTATGCTATCTGAAATACCTTTGCCAACAGATTTCCCAATTTCACTTCCTACATTAGGATATTTGGTGGTATTCATTGGAACTAAATTACCATTAGCATTATCACTTTTGGCACTATTAGAACTTGTATTTTGGGATAGAATATTTAGTTGGTCATAATTTGCAATACCATTTTTTAATTCTTTATTATTCTTTTTATTTGCTTTAGTTGTATTGTTTACGGCTTTAGTCAATGACTTTTGAGCTTTAGTAGATTTATCTATATTATCTGCACTTGATTGTGCATTTTTGCTAATATTAGATGTTGAATTAGATGTATCCTCACTCCATCCAAACATTTTAGATAATCTTTTTACTGCTTTATCTGCAAAAGCTATTAAACTTGATAATGCATCGTTTATAGTTTTTACTGCCGGAAGAAGTATATTAATTAGTACTGTTCCTATTGTCCCAGCCAGTTCTTTCCATCTTTCTGACAAAATACGAGTTTGATTTGCCCAACTTCCTTGTGTTTTAGCGAAGTCACCCTGTGCTAATTGTGTTTGTTGCATTACAAAATTATAACGTAACTGTACTTTTTCAGCTTGTGTCATTGCTGAAGTAGATTTTGTTATACCTTGTGATAATGCAAAAGCCTGTAAGTTTGCATCGGTCATTACAATACCAAACTGTTTTAATGTTTCTGTTTCACCTGTAAAGATGGATTTAAGGGCAGTACTAGATATTTCTTGGTCAACGTTATAAAATGATGCCATATCAGCAGATAACCCCGTTAAAGCAATAGACATATCACTTGCATTCTTCTCGGCTAAACCCATACCTCTAGCCATTGCCATAAAAGTTGATCCGGTTTGTTTTGCAGTTAATTTTGAAATACCGAAACTATTAACTGCCTTATTGGCAAAAGTCTCCATTTTATTGCTCATTGACCCAAACGCAGTATCAACAACATTTTGTACTTCCGTTAAGTCAGATGCTGTATTAAGTGCTATTTTACTAAAAGATATAAGTTTGCTAATACTGAATACAGCAGCCACTGTTGTTCCTAGTTTTACAAAGGAAGATTTTAAAGTTCCTAATCCATTGGATATTGTCCGAGTACCTTTATTAAAACCACTTTTATCAATTTGTGTATTAAATATAAGAGAACCATCACTTGCCATACAACCCCTCCTTCCTAAAAATGGATATAAAAAATGCGTACACCACTTGATGTACGCATAAGAAAAGCCACTCTATCGCACAGAGTGGCTAGTTTTTTTATTTTGATTTTATACTGTAATACTCAATATTAATCTTTGGCAATGTAACATCAGAACCAAGGACTGATGTGTAAGAATACTTACCGTCACATTCACCCCAAATGGTGATTATATCATCTTCAAGAATTCTATCTGCATTCTTTGGTAATTCAACAGTTGCATAAATAGTATCATCCCAAAGACCATATTCGTCTTTAGTAACATTAATTCTTAAATCAACAGTAGTTTTGTCATCAAGCCAATGTTCATCTTCTTGTACCTGAATAACCTTACCTGTATATTTTAGTTTCTCACCTTTATGCTTGTCAGGATTTCTGGACAAATCTTTGAAAGAAAGTGTCTTACAATTATTTTTGTAAGCTTTAGCTGATACTTTCTTTTTTGCCTTTGTTGTTGGTTGCACTGTTGTAGTTTCTACTGCACTGGTACTAACCGTTGTTGTTTCTTTATTATCAGTATCTTTACTGCTATTTCCATTACGGGCAGAACCGGCTCCGATAGAAATAACGATAACTACAACAATAACCCAGAACCACCACTTCTTATAAAACGGTTTCTTAGTCCCATTATGTTTTTGAGAATTTTTCATTAAATTATTCATTGTGAAATTTCACCTCATTTTTATAATTTTATTACATTTTAAATCATAATTCGGTGAAAGTCAACATATTTTTTATAAATATTCAAAATATACTATTAATAAAATCCAATTCCTGTTGTTCATCTTGTGAAGTAGCTTTTCTCTTTAGGTCTATTAACTCTTTGTGGGTACTGTAAAATTCTCTCTCCCACTTTTCAAGTTTCTTTCCTTTAGACTTCTTACCTCTAATGTTCATTACCTGTGAAAACAAGCCATCTCCAATTTCATTAAATAGACCTAGAAAAGTCCACCAATGAAGGTACTTAACTTCTCTTGTTTCGTAACCGGCTACTTTATTAATAGCAGGAAAGATTATACTTTCATCTTGTTCCCAATCAAGTATTTTTCTTTGATTTTGAGATTTTGGAATATCTCCACCATCAAGGAACCACATTGCCTTTTTAATAGCTTGTTCTGTATTAGCCGGTACTTCTTTATACAAACACTTTAGACATACTAAAGCTTTACAATATTGGTCTAGTTCAGGGTCATTGAATGCTTGAAATATTAACAATGCAACACGGAAATCTGAATTAATTTCATATGTTGCATTGTCAATTTCCAGGCTTTTAGGAAGTTCACCAATCATTTTACTTTAGATGTGTACTTGTGTACCTTTTCAGCGATTTCTTGTTGTTCTACCCCAATATCTTTTTTTATAGAAGGAAGAATTGCCTCTAAAAAATTCTGGAAAACAGGCTTACCACCGGCAATGCTGATACAGTTAGTATTACCAAAGATAATATCAGAAACATCACCATCAAAAATGAAATCTATTTGTTTTCTGATTTTTCTATCTACACTTACGAAAAGATTATTAGCCTCATCAAATGTATTTGCAGTAGAATTTTCATATTCTTTTGCGATCTTATCAATTTGTTTCATTCCTTTTGTGAATCTATCAAAAATCGCATAATCGGTCATTTTAATACGCAAAATTCTACTTTCATCACCGTTAATAGAATATTCTTTATATCCAACATCAAAACTTAAATTGTTCATTAGACTTCTCCTTATACTGCTGTAAATGTTGGTACTTTGTTAGTAATAGCAACAGTACCTTTCTGACGATTACCTTCAAGCGAGACATTGTAAGGAATATTTACACCACTATTGTTACCACCTGCACCACCGTAAGACTGTGGCTTTACAAAACAATCTTCTATCCAAGCACTAGCACCTGTAACTGCACCTGATGCATCAATAGTAGCATTGTTATCAATAAGCACTTCAAGAATTTTTGTTCTGCAATTTTCTCCTGTAAGTCTATTCATAGCAATGTCTTTTAGCTTGTCAAAGATTTCATCTTCTGTGTCTGCATAGTATGTTTCTACACCTAGAGTTGGTGCGTAACCATTATCAATAGTTTGGTCAAGAATATTCTTTGAGTCTGCCTCCGGATTTAGTTCCATTGATAGTTCCTCAATATCTCTACCGATTAGAAACCAACTAGGTGTCTGACTTCCAAAACTAGCGTCAATGTAGTGCATTAAGTAACTTCTTTTTAGCTTACCTGAATACTTGCCGGGTGTACCACTTACTGCTTTTGTTTCTGCCATAATATTACCTTCTTTCATTAAAAATCAATTTTGTATTGTGATATAATCTGCAACTGATATACCACACCGTTATTCATATTGCCATTTGGTATTTCGTAAATCATACCATTTGAACAAGTTAACTTTGTTAGAGTGCCTATATACTCTTTGTCACCCACCTTGACAGTAACTTCTTGATTATCTGCAAAATGTTCAAGGTACATTTGAAGTGAGAGTAAAGCACCTGTATTTACCATTCTGTCATAGTCATTAACGGACTGATACACTGCATATAGAATAAAGTTATGTTGTCTTGTCTGATTACCTAAAATATCTTCTTTTAGCAATGTATCACATGTTGAAGATAGTCCGTAACTATCAATTGTATCATCTGTAAAGTCAATAGAGATTTCATTACACACTTCATTAATTTGTGGAAAACTCTGCAAAGCTGACTTTACTACTTCAATTATGTTCATTTCACATTACCACCTAAAATTTTTGCAGTACCGTTAAGGATAACATCTCCCTTATCCTTTTTCATTCGTTCAAACCACATTTTACCGGCTAGAGGGTGTTTAGCAGTTGAATACTTTAACTCTCTACCGGTAGGGTATTTCTTTGGTGGACTGTAAAAGCCTACCAATTCACCATTCTTGTATAGTGGAATATTAGGACCATAAACAACACCATAGTATAAATACCTTGCATAAGGTCCTAACTGTACAACCTTACCACTACCTATAACTGTACCTACTGTGGCAGACTTAAACAGAAAGCCTGTATCCATAGGTGTGTATGGTATCATCTGCCTTATAACTTCATTGTCTACAAACCTTTGTGCCTTTTGAAATTCCTTTTCAGTTAAAGAACCAAAGTCACTATGCCACTTTAAATTCAGACTTCCGTTAGGTGTGTTCATTGTGCTATCTTGCGGCTGACTAATAATCATACATTCACCTACTTTCCACTAATCTTGATGTGTTGTAACCTTTTAGCACCATAGTCCTTGATGTCTATTGACATAATAGTGTTGTAACTAAAAGACTTGTTAAACTCCTTCATACTTTCCGATACTGTCATTTGGTTGGTATTATTAAATTCAAAGTCACAATAACCTTTTACAATAAGGTCTTGTGAGGGTTTCTTAGGCACAATCTTCATTCCTGGGAAAACATCATTAGCCGGTAACAAGCTACTTCTAGGAGTAATTACAAGGCTATCAAGTGGTATATATACAGTTACACTGTCAGCATTCTGTAAACCACTTTTCATAACATTACTTGCCTTGTTCTCTTGCCAATGACAATGGGGTACATAAAACTTACTGTACCCCACTCCATTAAAATGATATATTGTACATTTAAAATTAGTAATCACTTTACACCTCTGTACAGTAAGCCTGTACCACTTAGCCACATATAAATTACAGACTTAATTTTCTTTGACAAAACCTGTCTTTGGCTTTCTGTACTTTCATATGTAACTGACATATCACCTGTCTTGTCAGAGGTTACATAGTTACTACTATTTTGCTCAGCATAATAAAGCAGTTCAGCCACTTCACAACAACACATTTTTACTTGTTCAGGTATATCGCCCTCATCAATGTTGTCACAAGTATAGTGCCTAATATAGTTAGTTGCTTTACGGAAATAAACATAAGGGTTAGCAGTATTAATGACTGCACCTTGATATTTATTTTTATAAAAATCCATATTTGCATAAATCATCATACTGCTTTACCTCTTATTCAGATACTGACTTTACTTCATTTTCTAGTGACTTTACTTCATTTTCTAGTGACTGAGTAGCTGTGTTCTGTGTTGCTGTGTGACAGTAGATACCTGCTACTTTGTTCTGATACACCCTAGCAATACCAACATTACGATAACCAAAAGTCCATGCGTCTGCATCAGGGTTTGCGTTAGGGTCAATAATCTTAGGTACTTTGTGCTTGGTGTACTGGATTACTGCTGACTTATGGATAATCTCAAAGTTAATATCAACAGATTTTGCTGACTTAGCATAACCACCTTTTTCCTGACCACTGGTCTTACCGTCATTTAGTGTAATGTTAGTCATAAATCTTGATGAAGGTACAGGAACAATCTTATAAAATCTTTCAAGTACCTTTCTTGACTTTGTTGTATCCATATCATCAATTACACCGTAAAGGTCTGAACGGATGTACAGAATTCTGTTATCTGTAGGTACTTCGTCATCATCCATCTTTGCAGTAGCAGTACGAAGAGCCTTAATAATACTGTCACCTGTAGAAAGGCTACCATATGCAGAAGAAATGCCCTTGATACCTGAGTATGTAGAAAATCTAAATGCATCAAGTTCAGGTACTTCCTTAGTACGGATAAATTCGCCTGCAAGTCTGCCAAATGCAATACCGGCAGTTTCAATATTATCCATACTATCAACGGTAAACTTTCTGCCTCTATCGTAGTTACAAGCTACTGTCTGATTCTTAATAGTTACATCACCGTTAATATAACCACTGTTACGGTCATAGTTAGCAAGACCGTCCATTTCAATCATTGGAATAATCAGTTCATTAGCATTAGCACCTGCCTGTGCAAGTTCTGACGCACCGTCTAAATCAGAAGTAAGTGCAGCATTTTTATACACTTCATCAAGAAGTGGCACATAGGATTTTGCTAATTCAATAGTATTTGCCATAAAATAAAACCTCTTTTCTTAATTATTTATCTTCTTTTGGTTCACCTAAACCCATAGCAGACCTAATGGCTGACATTGAGTCAGGTTTAATATTTGTGTTACCGGTATTCTTTACCGGATTTTTGAAAGGCTCATCTGACTTGAACATATAGTCATTTTCTGTCTTTACATCCTTGATAGCCTTTTCAATATCTTCTGCTTGATTTTTTGATGTTTTAAGGTTGTCAAGGTCAAGCAAAGCCTTAACAGCTTTACTATTCTTTGCACCACTTTTTGATAAAGCCGTATCAAGTACAGAAGTAAACTCCATATCTGCAATTTTATCCTTGTACTCTTTGTCCTTGTTTGCAAGTTCTGTGTTAAGACTATCAATTTTACCTTGTAAGTCTTTGACATCAACCCCATCAAATTCTTTTAGTGCATCTTGTGCAGTCTTTAGCTGGTCCTTTAGGCTATCTCTTTCCACAATTAGTGGTTGTTTAGCCTTTTCTAGATCTTGGTTGTACTGATTCAGAACTTTATCAATATTATCCTTATCAAGTCCTAAATCTTCTAAAAATTTTCTTTGCATAATAGCTCCTTTCGATACGCTTTTTAACGAGGTAGCACCTCTTTCTATCCTTAGTTTTACGACTTAGGAACGGTCAATTTTTGGTATAAAAAAAGCACCTTACAAAATGTAAAGTGCTTAAGTAGCAGTATTTTGTCACGAAACATAAAAAGTATAAAAACTAATAGTCTAGACAATCGTTATTCATCATCATAATCAACAATCATTTTATGCCTTCCTGTTTTTTTATAATACTCATCATCAAGTTTTCTTACTTCATCTTTAATGTATTCCGGGGCATCTTTATTTAGCCGTCTATGACAAGTATTATCCAAATGAGACCATTTTATATACTTATTAAATATCTCAGTCATAATTATTTATCCCCCTTAATGATATTTGCAACTTGCTTAGATGTGTATTTTGCCTTCTTATTCATACTTTCTGCAATACATTCAGATATAAATTCATTTATATCTTGCATAGCATATTTTGATACGGTATATTTACCTTTAAATTTATTGTTATCATATTCAGGTAATGAACGCATTATATCCTGTATTGCTTTTAATTTTTCATTCCACAATGGGTCATTCAGTTTATGTTCAAGCTGAATTGCATGACCTATTTCGTGTCTTATTGCGTGTAAATAATGTGCAGTTGACCATTCACCGGACTTGTTCATTTCCTTTGCTTTTTGGGTGTGTTCTGATACAAAACTCTTCTTATTAGCAAATTTCAATTCCAGCATTCTTGAGTTATCATAGAAAGCACCGTAAGCTTTTGGGTCATTATCTCTAAGAACACCAACAGAAGATATGGTAGATATGTTTCCAAACTTTTTTTGCATATTCTCATATTCGGCATTAAAGATTTTCTTAACATCTTTAGTTACACCTTTTTCAAATTCTATTATACCACTATCGTTACTTTTTTCAATATTTGATTTACTGTTTTGTATAGTTTTTTCAAAGTTGGTGTTGTCACCGGAATCAGAAAGTTTATGTACACCATTATCAATAGTCTTTGTACCGTTACTCTTAGCCACCTTACTACTTTTATCTAGCTTAGCACCTATGTTTCCCAGCCCGTCAATATTTATTCTTTGTCTTTGTTGAGGTAGGTTCATAGTCTTTGAAAGTCTTGCATATTCGTCTGATGTCTTGTTGTACCTTGCATTAGCTGACATTATGTCATCCTCACCGGCACCACCCTCTGTAAGCAGTTTAATCTCTTGCCTTTCTGCTCTCATTATGGTTTCTAGTTTTCTTTGTCTTTGCAGAGCCTCATACTTTGTGTAGCTTTTACCCCTAAATTCTCTTTTCTCATTATCTTCTTGGTTCATTCGGTCAAGTTCTTCATCTGTATAAGTCCTTTCCGATACACCTTTAATAAATGGATAATAATTGTGGTAACAGTTAGCACCACAAAGCCCTGTTACTGTACCCAGTCCACAAACTGAAACCAATTCTTCCTTGCTATAAACCCTACCTTGCCAAGGTTGGTGGGTAGGTCTTGCACCACTATGATAAGTAGTTTCAAAATAGTTTGTTTCAAGTTTTTCTGCATTACTTTCATTAATATTTGCCACCACTTGATTATAGCCGGTAAGGACTGCTCTCCTTACTGCTACCGATACTCTACTGCTGTAACCACTGTCATAGTCAATGTACCTTAGTCCTGAGTTAGTCATTTCTTTTACTGTATTTTTCAGTACAGTATTGTAATCAAATGCACCTGTTGCAATCTGAGTTATTGCCTTATCAAGAGTGTTTTGGTAGTAGTCTGTAAGTGGTGTATATGTTAGCTTAGTTGAGTTAGGTTCTCTAAGTGCAAAGCCTAAAGAACCGGTAATGTTCTTTAGCTCTCCTTTAGTCTGAGTTATCATAGAATTAACAAGTTGTTGAAGTTGTAAGTTATCTTCATATGGTATGAAACTTTTCCCAACTGCTTCATAAAGGCTTTTATCTCTTGCATAACCACTTATTATAGCATTAGAAAACACCTTGTCTATCTGTTCATCAGATAGGTTCAAGGTGTTCTTGATATAACTCTTTATTTCTTCTTTACTTTTTCCCAATTCATAAAGTCTGTTAATTTGCCAATCTGCTGACCTTGTAATCACCTTATTATTAGCCTGTAACCGTCTAATAATGTCAAGCATAATAGTTTGTTCCAGGTCATTAAAAAGGCTCACAATAGGCTGAGGAACAGACTCTATATCCTTTTCAGTACTTTGCATTAATCTTTACCTATAAAAGCCAGTACAATAACTGTAACACAAATAATTGTTGTAATAATAATTGAACTACTCATTCTATCACCTCAGCTTTTTGTGGTAGGTTCTGTAAGGCTGTATCAATGTCTTCACCCATCCACTTTGCTCTGTATTCCTCAGGTCTTAGAATACCTAAATTAAGATCCTGTATATCTTGCTTTCTTTCTGTTTCTTCATCTGTTTTAATGCTATCTTTAAAGTCACAAACAAACTTGTAACCACTTGTAGTCATTGAGTTATAAAAGGCTAAAGCATATACAAGGTCTTCCATACAGTCCTTTAAATTTTCTTGAATTGCATTAACTGTGTTGTACTTTCTGTCTTTAGCCGACTTAATTTCCGTTGCAGTTTTTGCAACTGTTGCCGGATCGGACAAGTCACCATAAGCAAGACCAACAGAGAACTCAATTTCTCTTTTGTATGCCTCAAGTCCTGCTTTAATATCAACTTGTCTGATTGTCGGTGAATAGTCCTGTAGAATTCCCTCATTATCATCAAGGTCAACACTACGATATAACCTTTTATTTAACTTTGCTACTCTATTACCTTTTAGTGCTGATTCATCAATATGTATAGCTCTTTCTCCACTTTCAAACTCCCAATCAAGCCTACCAAACTGAATATCTGCTTTCTGAATAATTGGCAAAGCTGAATCAAATATAGAAATAGGTGTCATAGAGCCGTCAATATCATTGTCAATAGGGTTACGATAATAGCCAAAAGCAGTTTTATTCATTGTGGGATATGTGATACTTTCTTCTAGGTCTGCCCATTCTTCAATACTGCTTAATGGTATCTTATTGCCTAATGTACTTTCACTGTCAGACACATAGGCAGAATTAGTAATTGTCAGTCCCTTGTCTTTATCTAGGTCGTGGTATTCAAGTCTAGTATAGAACTTGTTACCTAGCTTTTTAAATTCAGGAAATATAACTTTAATTAGTCTTCCGTCTGTATCGTATTCAACAGGTATAAAGGCATTGGCAGAAACAAACTGAACTTTACTGCCACCTAAAGGCTTTATAATCATAGCACCGGTGGCTAAACCTCTTTGAAAGTGTGTGTTAATGTTTCTAATTGCTTTCTTGTATATTTCATCAAGTGGCTTGTAACTGACACTTGAAGTCATTTCAGACAAAGAAACATTGCTAAATTCTCTTACAATGGACTTTTCAAGTCTTAAACTGACAACATGATATTCATCAAGCCACAAGGCTCTGCCTGAATAACTGTTCTGCCACACATCAATAGACTTTAACATTTCATCAGTTAAAGCAATATCAATATTAAGTGCATTCTTAATACTTCTTAGCTTTGTTGGAAACACTCTGCTCCACACTCCTTTCAAAAAATTTATAAGTCCCATTTTATCCCACCTTTATAAACCTTTTCATATTTCTTTCAAAGGTGTACTCAAAACCGTCAAGACTATCAATATCGGTAGAACCGTCATCAAGCCTTTCATCATTTAACTTCTTATCATTCCATACTGCCTCACACAAGGCTCTTTTCAAGCTATCACAACTATCTGTAATAAAGAACCTATCTGCTCCCATAAGTCGCAAAGCACATTGAATACGGTCTTGTATAGGCTTTTTTCTCGCTGGTCTAACAATAACATTAGGAAATTTCTTTTCAAAGGCTCTTTTTATACCTCTACCTAAAACAGTTTCGGCATTATCCCAATAAACATAATCAACTTTTCCTACCATATCAAAAACAGACTGTGCAAATTCTATAGCCAGTCTGTCTAAATCGTTACTATCATATTCTCCAAAGTGCCTTATACTTCTAATTGCCACCAGCTCACTGTAATTATCAGTTGTACCGGTAGCAACAAACGCATGACCTGACTTATTACCACCAAAGTCAATACCAATAGTTACTTCTTGTAAAGAGCCTTTAAGTATCTGTTTGTATGGTAAATCAGGATCAATCCTATCAACTAATTTACAGTAATACGCTTTTGGATTGTCGGCAAATTTACGGTAAATAGCACCTTCGGCACGAACCCACTTGCCTAAAATCAATCTATCATAATAGATAGTACCCTCATACTCATTACACAAGTTTTGTACAAATTCTTTAGACAAAAAGGAATTATCAAAGATAGTATATTCTTGCAAGTAAATATCTGCATCACTGTCAATAAACTGCTTTAACCAATGAGTAGGGTGTTCAGGGTTTAAACTACCGTCAAAGCAAGAATAAGGCTTATCAAGTCTTGACTTTAGCATAGCAAATACATCTTCATTCCACTTTGCTACTTCATCACCATAAATATATTTAGCCGAGGCACCTTGGATTTTTGCAACCTGACTAACCTTTTCAGCACCTAAACAATAAACATCTTCACCACAGATTTTAGCAATGTTGCGACTGTTGATTGTTCCTACAACATCAGAGGTATATCGTTCTCTCATTGGCTGAAGTACATTTCTCTCAATAGTTTCTTTAGATACACCGATAATAAAGCAAAGTCCGTCTTTGCCTATTCTCTCCCTAATTCTCATAGGTACAATAAAAGTAACATCAACAAAACTTTTACCGGAACGAACTGCACCACTTTTTATGTTCCATCTATGGGTAGCATTTACAATATATTCTTTTTGCTTATTTGTGTAACCCATTCTTTGTACTCCTTAGTGCATCATCTTTAATCTCTTTCAAAATATTATCCAGCTTATTAAGTGCCGTTGTGTCTGTTTCTTCTTTCTGCTTATCTCTCCACTTATCAGGTCGTCTATTTTTAAGCCAAAAGATTTGAGCCGTTGTGTTACCTTCCAGTGCTGATGAAAGCAAAGCGTTCTCAACTTCATAGTCAACAACTTCTTTACCCTTTTTTAAGGCTTGTAAAATCGGTAAATGGTTTGTTTTATAGTTATATAAAGTCTTAACTGAAATACCCATATTCTTTGCTATCTGTTCATCAGTTAAACCATCTCTAGCCCAACCCTCCAGCAATAATAAATTTTCCTTTAGTAACCACTTTTGATATTTTCCCTTTGCCACCGTCACCACCTCTCTTTATTAAATTAAAATGCAAAAGAAAAAGGCTAAGCAGCGCTTAACCTTTTCAATATTATTTATCCTGTTTCCTTGTATTTTTCTCAATCTTTTCAAGAGTAATGAACAGTTCCTGTTCATTATACTCTTTTACCTTTATTTCTTCTTTCATAGATTTCATATTTGTGACAAATAGGGATCTTATAAAATTTATAAATTTTATAAAAGTTATAATAGAAATCACTAAAAAATACAAAATAATAAAGCTAACAAAAACTGACGAAAAATCACTAATAAGTGTACATAAGAGAACACATAATAAATTTTCTGAAATACCCAACATAATTAACATCAATATAGGTTCATCAGACTGTGATAATAGTATCGCTTTACTAACATTAATAATTGATAATGATACAATGGTTGCAATAGTTAAATAAAAACCTATTACAATGGAGAAAATGCTTATAATATATCCCAATCTATCACTATCTAAATATTTTTCTAAAAAGTCACCTGTACTTCTTAACCAAATACTATTTTGACAAAACATACATATTAGTAAAAATATAATAAATCCTAAAGTGAAGAAAATCTCTATTTTAAAATTTCTAAAAAAAGTTTTAATAATATCTCCCCCCTTTTTTATTATATAAATGATTCTGTCGGATTCCAATCAAGTTTTAAGGGTCCCATTACTTGCGAAATAGATTTCTCGTTCGACTTAATTTCAATCATTCTTGGTCGATATCTCATAACCTCGCTTTGAAATGCTGCCTCACAATTATTTAGCAAATACTCAGAAGGCAGATACTCCCCTCTAAAATCAAAATAATAATCAACTATAAGACTACTATTCTTATAAAGTGCAGTTTTTTTCTTCTCACCATTATAATATTCCAAAGTAATTTGATTAATAATTTCTTCATTAAGTTCCAATTCCTCAATAAGATTCTTAACACATTCAATGTCCAAAGAATCTTCTTTTTTGCCATAATGGAATCCAAAAGATATAGAAATATCAGTTGAATTCAACTGATTCGTTGAATAATCAACGAAAGAATTAATTTGTCCTTTATTGGATTTTAAACCTGTACCATATTGTTTCTTAGTAGAATCATCTAATCGTAATCTCAAATCTACTTTTTTAATGTACTTTGGTGTACCCACATTTTTTATGCTAATATCCTCAAGTAAAGGTACTATTTTTATCTTGTACTCAAAATCTTTTGGTATAAAAGAATTCAAATACTCTTCAATTTGAGTATAATTTGGACCTAATCGATTCTTGGTTATGATGGCTATATTTTTCACCGTATCAAAAACCATAGAAGTTACTTCAAATAATTTTGTATCTAGTTGTTGTAAAGTGTCATCAACCATATGAAAAGTTACACCTTTTTTTAGTTTACCAAATGGAATTGATATATATTCACTTTGATTTTTATTAAATCTTGATACAACTAAATTCTTACCGGAAATATTACGAGAAAGAATTTTCTTTGTATCTTTTCTATCAAAAATATCGTACAAACCTTCAAAGAATTTTTTTAGATCACCTTTATAGTAATCATTATTTTTGAAATATGTACCTTCACAATCTTTTTTAATAAAGGTACATAGAAAAAATTCTACCTTATTTGACATCTACTATCACCTCATATGTTATTATATCGAAATAAAATAACAAAATAAAGTAATTTGTCAAATTTTGTATAAACGCACAAGTAATAATTATTATGTATGTGCAATTTCACAACAAAACCCACCTAAGTGATTAGGTGGGTAATGCTGAATTTTTTACAAGAGGAATAGTCAATGAAAAATCATTCTTGCAATCTTATCTATCTCTTTCGGTTTTCCATTTTTGGGTAGTTTAATGATAACATATTTTGACTGTAATATACAAGTCACCTAGCTGTCACTTAAATGTAACATATAGGTCACATTTTTACAAAAATTTTTCTTCAAATTGTTTCAATGCTTTTATGTGCATATTTCTAATATAACCATAGCTATAATTTTCTGACTTAGAATACTCTGCTAAATTCATACCATGAATATACACCATAAACAATAATTTTCTATACACAAAGTTATCAAGCAGGTTAATTTCTTCCATCACCATTAGTCTAAAATCAGAACATTCTCTCATCAATTTTTCAAGTTTCTTTTCTTCTTCACAGATTTTTGAAAAGACTTTTGCCATTGGATCAGGCTCTGGTGAACTCTGTACAACTTCTTTGTCATACCTTACTCCTGCAACATCAAGTGTTTCTTTCAACCTTGCTATGTAGTCCTCTTGCTTTTTGACCTGTCTTTCTTTCGATTGTACTTGACTTAAATACTCTTTAGCGTTCAAGGTTATCACTCCAATCTAACCTCTGTCCACACCTTGTGCAATAAGCATTTATAACGCCATTATATTTGCCACTATCCATAGTTATTTCACCACACCGAGGGCATCTCTTAACAGTTGAACCGTAACAACTTGGCATCACTTTCTCAGGTGTTTGTTTTGCAACAAAATCTCTAATAGTGTCCAATGCTTCTTCAATAACCCCACTAGTGAAAGGCATTTCTTCTTCAATGATTTCAAGTGCTCTTTTAATTTCCATTATTATCACTCCAATCTAACCTCTGTCCACAATGAGGACAGTAATTATATTCCCAACTAGCACTAAACATAGTAAGGTTCTTATGACAACTAGGACAAAATTTATCAAGCAATGCTTTTTTGCTTGATGCCACCTTCTTAGGTGTTCGTTTTGAAACAGCCTTACCCAAGTTTACTCTTTTGCAATCATTAATCAGGTCTATAAAATCATCTGTTGTCATTCCATAAGAAGAACACGGGAAACTCTCCTCACTAATAACATCATATTCATTATTATCAATCATTTCTCCTAATTCTGTAACATCAATATATTTGCCCTTTGAAGTATCAATATAATTACTCATATTGCAATCTCCCCACTTTCAATCTTAGCTCTATACTGACCGTAGCTTAGCCTTGTACCGTTTTCTTCGTTATACTTATGCAGGTTATACAAAGTACGGTTAAGGTTATGTTCTCGTGACTGTTTTGAGGCTTTCGCCTTTTCGTTACGGAGATTTCTTTCATACTCTCTTGTATGCTTTTTCTTGCAATCATAACAACAATACTTTGCATTGTAGTTTCTTGCAGTAAATTCATTTCCACATACTGCACATACTCTCTTAATTTCCATATTCTTCTCCTTTACTTTTCATACTTTGCTTTAAGGAACTTTAATAAGTCCTCTTGTACATTTGCTTTACCTTGTAGGCTGTTCAAAACTCTTTCATCACAAGTACCCTCTGTAATTAAGTGATGGATAATTACTGCGTTCTGCTGACCTTGTCTATAAAGTCTTGCATTAGCCTGTTGGTAAAGTTCCAAACTCCATGTTAAACCGTACCACACAATAATGTTGCCACCGGCTTGTAAGTTAAGTCCATGACCTGCACCGGCAGGGTGTGCTAAGAGTAATGGAATTTCTCCATTATTCCAACTTTCAATATCTGCTGAACTTTCCAGCTTTTTGGCAAACTTAAACCTTTCCTTTATCCTTTCAAGGTCGTGTCTGAAACTGTAAAAGCATAAGATAGGCTTACCGTTTGCAGTATCGAGTAATTCAGAAAGTGCATCTAACTTCTGATTATTAGCCACCACATAACTGCCGTTTTCCATATACATTGCACCGTTGCTATACTGCAACAGTTTGTTTGTTAAGGTTGCAGCAGTAGTTGCATTTACTTCACCCTCTGCAAACTCTATGTAGCTATCGTGTTCAAACTTTTCATAGGCCAGTTGTTGCTCAGGTGTCATCTTAACGCTGATAATTGAGTCAATCCTTTCAGGCATATCAAGCCAATCCTCTGCTTTCATAGACACACATATGTCTGAAATTTTATCCATAATAGCTTTTTCTGAATTTTCCTTTAGCTTGTAATTGAAAATTGTTGTTTGGTTTCTTTGGTTAGGTGTGAAATATCTTTCACGATAACCTGAAACAGTTTTACCTAACCTTTCGCCACTGTCAATAAGGTACATCTGACTCCATAAATCAATTAATCCGTTTGGTGCAGGTGTGCCGGTAAGTCCAACAACTCTTTTACTTCTTGTTATGTACTTTCTTAATGCTCTAAACCTTTGTGCTTTTGGTGACTTAAAGGAAGAAAGTTCATCAATAACAACCATATCAAAGAACCAACCGTCACCAACGCTTGAAAGTTCATTAGTCAGCCACACAACATTTTCACGATTGATAATATATACATCAGCCTCTTGTGCTAAAGCCAATCTTCTTTTCCTATGTGAACCTAAAATCTTAACAACAGATAAGTCCTTTAGGTGATCCCACTTTTCGCACTCTCTGCTCCATGTATCTTCTGCAACTCTAAGTGGTGCAATAACTAAAACTTTTGATATTTCAAATTGATTGTAAATTAGGTCCTCAATAGCTGTTAATGTTATTACAGTCTTACCAAGTCCCATATCAAGAAAAAGTCCACATCTTGGTGTGTCGTAAATTTTCTCTATTGCCATACTCTGATACTTATGAGGAATAAACTTCATCAACAACACTCCTTACCTTTTCTTTACTGTCGGCAGTATAAACCTTTACACCCAGAGAAGAAAAAAGTTTATGTACTCTTGTCTGTTCCGGTCTTGGCTTTTTGCCCTTTGCCTTTAGTTCCACAAAGAAAATTTTTCCTTGCGGAAGTATTACAACTCTATCCGGCAAACCTCTCATACTGGCTGACAAGAACTTTAAGCATAACCCACCTTTATCTTTCACATATCTTATTAGGTATTTTTCCACATTTGTCTCTTGCATTTCTATAAATTCCTTTCTTTGTTGTAAATCTGTTGACCTCCATTTGTCCCATAAGTATGGGATTTTTGGCTTGTGGGTCAACAAGGTCAACAGATTTTCTATAGACTATCATTGAATATAGAATTTATAGAATTAAATAGCCTCAATAATTTCTATAATCTCTATAATTCAATATACTTATATATATAAGTTGTTGACCCTGTTGACCCTATGCGGATAATCGCATACCTAAGCCATTTTTAGGGTCAACAGATTTTTTCTATTTCGTTGACCCTTTTCTTCTAAAGCCTCTTTGCCTTCCATAAATATCGCCGAATTTAAAGTTGTTTTTCACCTGTTCCCATTCTCCTGTACGGATAATAATGTCTTTGATTTCTTTGCTTTTCTGATAGTTAAAATCTTTTCTATCACCACCAAAAGCCTCACACCACACTTCAAGTGGGCATACCTTATCCCTTACAACTGTACCTTCTTCTTTCACCCCAAAGTCATTGCCGTTAAGGAATAACCGTCTGTCACTTAAGTCCATTTTTGCCCAGTTTTCAGGTAAAAGTGTATTAAGGTATTTCACCACATCACCGGTTAATGGGCTTTCTTCAAAGTGCTGATTCTGTTCTTGTTCTGATAGTTTTCTTAGCTCATCAGTATCCATATACAGTTTTTCACCTTGCTTATAAATCTGTACAACCTCTGCCCATAGTTGGTCAATTTCATAGTCTGTTAAATCCTCAAAAACATTTTTAGTTGCTCTGTCAACACGAACATCAATAGGGAAAAATCTTCTGTTACCTGTTGTATCTCGTAAAAATTCGTGTTGGTTAGTTGTGCCGACAAAGATACATTGCCTTTTTCTTACCTCTGTATGGTGTCCGTATGCTGCACGATAAGCGTCCTCAGACTTTGCAGTAAAGTGCTTAACTGCCTCTACCTCATTTCTTCTAAGTGCAGAAAGTTCAGCTATTTCAATTATCCAAAAGCCTTGTAACTGTTCATATGCCTCTTTGCCTTGAACAGTTGTCAAAGTATCACTAAACCAATGTTTTCCAAGTCTGCGTATGATGTAACTTTTGCCACAACCTTGCGGACCTACTAACACAAGAACATTGTCATACTTAACACCAGGATTAAAAATTCTTGCCACACCAGCAGTAAGCATTTTCCTAGTTGATGCCCTAGTGTATAAATTGTCATCAGCACCTAGGTAATCTATAAACAAGGTTTCAGCTCTCTTTATACCGTCCCACTCTAGGCTTGATAAATAGTCCTGTACCGGATTGTACTGATTAGCCATACTAACTAAGGTCCATGCGTCCTGAATTGATGCTTTACTTTTGATACCGTATAGGCTTTCTGTATAGTGCCTTAATCCTGCATCATCTGTGTCAGTCCATTTCTCTGTTCTTCGTTACTGTCCCAAGGCAATCTACCTAAAGCCGTATGCCTTCTTGTAAAGGAATTGTATGCCATTTTGCCCTTTAACCGACTATCATTCTTAAAGATTTTTAGGCAGTTGTCTATTGTAGGAAGGTTGTTGTTCTTGCTATCTGTTGCAAGTTCAAGTATCCAATCATCATTACTTTCTTCACTTTCAACAATACCTTTAAAGTCCTCTGTGCAAGACTGTGTTCTCTCTTTGTGCATTAATAGTCTTACTTCCTTATCCTTAGAGGCAAAGTCCTGCATAGCTAAATATGAAGGCAATTTTACTGTGGGAGTACCCTCTTTTGCATTATCGTCTAAGTCTAAAAACTTATGTAGCCTTACAAGGTCAAAGGCATTGCAAAGTGTTCCACCTGCCGTGTCTGTTGCGTGATTTGAATAGGCAAATTTTCCACCTTCATAAATAACTAACCCTGCTGAGGTACTACCGTTAATGTAGGTATATCTGTCCTGATTTTCACAAGGTGAATACACATCAGGCAAAAACCTTTCTATTACATCTCGCACATTATAGGTTCTGCAAAATGCACCTATTACGCCCTTTTTTGTGGTTGGGTCTTCTTGCTTTTTTAGTAGTCTTTCTTTGTTCTTAACCGTTCTTGATGAATAAGGCCACTGTGAAACATCTCTCCAATCTGTGTAGTTGCTTAGTACCTTATCAACATCAAGTAATTTATTTTCCGAATGTTTAAATACATATTCACCGTCAATGCTTGTACTTGCCCAGAACATTAACCTTTGAGGTTGGTATGTAGTATCGTCAAACATATCAATACCAATATCCTCTGCAATGCACCTTGCAACTGCCTCATATTCGTCCGGTGTACAATCTCTTGACAGTGGAATAAGTAATCTTAATCTTGGTTTTTCCGGTGTATGCTTATGTGTGGAATATATACAGTATGTGTATTCTGCAAACATATCAACTGTGTCACAAAAATCTTCACTTGCAAAATCTGCGTCAAGGGTAACTATTGAACGGTAGTTTACATTTTCTCTTTTTCTTCTGCCGTTCTTTAGGTTACCGGCTACAAAGCCACCAACATCCTTAATACTGTCTTGTTTTGACTTAGGTAAATTCCTAAATTCACCTTGTGTTTCTGGTGTTCTGGTGGTTTTTTCAAGCCTTTTTAGTAACTCATCCCAGGTGATAGTACAGTTCTTCCACAACTTTGTATTTACACTTAAACCGGTTGCAATACTGAATTTTCTAATATCTACCACTCCTAATCTTTCTTATAAAATGGTGTTTCATACGCCTCAGCTTTTAGAAGTAAACCTTTAGCCCATGGGATAGGTTCGCCCATTATATCGGCTACTTCTTTTGCTGATGAAACACCTATAGGAACATCAAGTATCACTTCATCATGAACATGGAAGTTACACTCCAGTCCCTTATCTTCTAATCTAATAATTGATTCTGCCAAGCAGTCCCTTGCAAAGCCTTGTACTATATTCTCCACTAACTTTCCACCAAAGGTTTCCAACCTTTCCCATGTGTTTTTAGTTTGGTTCATACCCATATATGTAATTGATGGACTGCCAAACTTGTTTTCTCCTATTTGTGGCTTGACATATGCAAGGCATCTGCCTGAGGGTAGTCCCACAAACAGAATTCCTGACTGCTTATAAAATGACACACCACATTTTAATTTTTGTGGTTGTCCCTTAATTGCTAACATTGCAGAGGTTTCGCACTCTTTCCAAAATGATGTTATGTGTCTGTTGGTGTTTCTCCACATATCAACTAAAGGTTGCAGTTCTTCTTCCTTTAGTCCCATTTCTAAAGCACCCATAGATTTTAATGCACCTACCGAACCACCATAGCCAAGTGCAAGTTCTGCGATTTTGCCTTTCTGACGAAGATGACCGTTAACACCATGCTTAACTACAGGTACTTTGAACATCTGACTTGCCGATGCACAATAAATGTCTCCACCTTCTTCAAACACTTTCATTCTCCACTTTTCACCTGACAGATATGCTACTACTCTTGCCTCAATAGCTGAGAAGTCAGACACAATAAATCTGTTGCCTATACTAGGTACAAAAGCAGTTCTGATAAGTTCTGAAAGAGTGTTAGGTACATTGTAAAGAAGTTCAAACATTTCATAGTCACTGTCAACTACTGTCTGCCTAGCAAGTTTCAAATCTTCAATATGGTTTTGTGGTAGGTTCTGGACTTGAACCATTCTACCTGCCCATCTACCGGTACGATTAGCACCATAGAACTGAAGAATACCTCTTATTCTACCGTCAGAACACACACCATTAACCATTGCCTCATACTTCTTTGTAGAAGTCTTTGAAAGTTCAGACCGTAAAGACAGAACCTTTTTTAGCAGTGGGTCATTACTTTGTGAAAGTATTTCTTTTACTACCTTTTTGTTAAGGCTTTCGTAGGTGTTTCCGGTACGGTTTTCTATCCACTTTTTAAGTTGTGCAACTGAATTAGGATTTTCAAGTCCTGTTAGCTTTCTTGACAGCTCAAGGCATTTTTCTTTATGAAGTGTACTGTACTTAATAGCATTCCTAGCCATATTTACATCCACTCCAACACCTCTATCGGTAATTCTTTGGTCATACTCCCACAACCTCTGTTCATTAGGATGTAGTGGGAATTTATCAAGTTTCCTTTTAATTTCTCTTTCAACCACTACATCCTGAATACAGTAGCTTTTGAATATTTCCCACTTTTCTGTGTTGTGTTGTGGCAAGTTTCTTGTTCTGCCACCGTTTGATTTTGTAGCCTTACAGGGTTTAGAAAAATAATCAATACAAGCCTTACCACTTCTATCCTTCTGTTCCTTAAGTCCCAACACCTTTGCAACACCAGCTAATGACTTTGGAAGTCCAAGTTCAGCACTTTGTATCATTGTGCAATGCCATTGACTAGGTGGCATATCTATGCCTAGATACTTCTTTAAACAAGTTCTTTCAAAGTTAGCATTAAAAGCAGTTTTGATTATTTCTTTATTCTGTAATGCTTTAATAATTTCATCAGGGATTTTCTCACCACAAGCAGTATCTACAATCTTTACTTCTTCATTATCAAAGGCATAAGCAAAAAGCAAGATTGTAAAATCAGGTGCATCTGCATAAGCATACACACCTGATTTTAGTAGATTAACACTGCTATAGGTTTCTATATCAATGCTCAACTCTTTCATATTAATCTAGAAAATCGTCTTCATCGTCTGTGATAAGGTCTGCGAAGTCATCTTCTGCTTTAGCCCTACCACCTAATGGTTCACCGTCATCTGTTTTCATAATGTTGTTAAGTCCGCAGGCTATACCCTTGTTGCCATTTGAATTAAAGGCATAGAAGGTAATTGATGCATAACCGTAGCAACCACTATAGAACTCTGTTGAGTCAATAATAGGTCTGCCCATCCTGTCAACTAGTCCAGGCTTTGTCTTTGCGTTGGCATTGATGAAATACTTGCCCTGGTAGTTTTCATCATCTTCTCTTTCTTCGTCACCATCTCTTAGTGGTTCTTTTAACTTGGCAGGAATTTTGCCACCAAACTTTGAGACACCGGCTTGCTTAGCTGCCTCAATAGCATTTCTAATAGCCTTGATGGTCTTTGTATCCTTCTTGTCAATAAGGATAGAAGTGCTATACTTCTCATCACTTCCGTTAATGCTCTTTGGTTCAAAAACATTTGCGTATGAAAATCTTACCTTACCTGTGATTACCTTTGTTTCGATATTGTTAGCCATTATTTTATTCTCCTTTATTTGTAATATTCTTAAAATCTTCTACTGCATTTGCAGTTGAATTTATAGCCGGTCTTTTGTCACTATTATGTACAAGTGTAGGTTTGCCCTGTGGCTTTACCACATAGTCACCTAGCACATCATTAAAACCTTTTTTGCCTAGAAGTTTTTCCATATTTGATATAGTCTTTATTGACTTATTGAAAATGTCGCTTTCTTGGTATCCTAGGCTCATTAGGTGGTTGCCTATTTCTTCATCAGACTTTGAGTATTTACGAATACTTCTGCCCTCTACTAATTTAAAACCCGGTATTTCTACACCGTGGTTAAGTGCTTGATCTAGGGCATAGTCACTAACTGTCTTTACCCATTTGCTGATTTTGTCTGCTTGGTCAATAATATCTGCTATTTCTTCCATAGTAAGCTTTGCAGGTCTTTTGAAGTCATACATTGCAAGTCTTTGTCTTTCTTCGTTATATGCTCTGCATACTGCTCTAGCTTTGCAAAAACCTGCATCACAATGGGGACCTGCAACACACTCCGTTACATTTTCGTTATTGGCCCTCTCTGCCCTTGTCTTGACTGCTTCACCCCAAGCCATTAAACATTCAAAGCTAATAGTTTCTGTGCTGATATTGTCAATTCTAGGCTGATATATAGTCATCCTTATTTGCTTAATATCATAGAGAAAGTCAAAGGCACTAACTGCACCCAGTGCATAAAGTTGCATTTGTGAATTGTCCCTAGCTGACACTCTTACACCTGTACCATATTTTAAATCAATAATTTCAAGTGTACCGTCACCAATAATTACTGCGTCACCTGTACCAAAGCCTTCAGGAACCCACAGAGAAAAGTCAAGTTGCTTTTCAATATAGATTTGTGCATCAGGTGTCTTTCCTTTTGCCTCGTTAAACCTTTCAATTACAAAGTCCTTGTAACTGTCTGTGTAATCGTCCATATCCTCTGTAATTTCAAGGCTCTTGATAGCATTGTGGTACTTAACTCTGTTGTACTGATTTAGTGCAAGTCTTAGCTTTGCCTCACCTAGAGAATGTGCATTAGTGCCTTCTTCTGCAAAAGCTGATGTTTTGTCAGGAAACTCTGACTCCATCTGAATTGAACCGGGACAGTTCAACCACTTCTTACTGCCTGAGGCTGAGAGCCTTGCGTGTACTTCCGGCATTTTTATCCCTCCAATACTTTCATAACTGCGTTGTAGTCATCTTCTTTTAGTTCTGTGACTTTATGTGCGTTAAACTGTGCTAAAATCTCCTTAGCCTTGTCCTTGCCTTTAGCCTTTGCAAAGGTTGCAAAAGCAGTTCTGATGTCCTCAATCTTGTATTGAGGTTCGTCCTTTTCTGCCTTTGGCTCTTCTTTTGGTTCTGCCTTTGGCTCTTCTTTTGGTTCTGCCTTTGGTGGTTCAGTCGGCTTTGGCTTGTCCTCAACTTTCTGTGATCCTCTTGCTACCTTCTTAGGTTCTGTCTTAACTGCCTCTATCGGACCTACTGATAAAGCAAGGTTGCTGATAGAATCAGCAAGATTGTTATTGTCAACAAGTAATGCCTCAGCAAGGTTATTGATAGCACCTGCCAATTCATCAGCTTGTATCTTTACTATAATTTCCATTACTTTTACTCTCCTTTGTAATAAAATTCTTGACTTTTCAATTTCAGTATTTTAAAATGAAATAAGATTATTCTAATATGTTCCGTAATAGGAACACCTTTCTACCACTAGGGAATTGCAGTTCTCTAGTGGCTTTTTCTTTTGTTTTGGTTCATACTTCTTCGCCCTCAACAATGTGTTCAATTTCTTCCGGTCTTGTGCCTAAGGCTTCCTCAAAACACTTTGTCTGAAAATCATCCTTAGTGATACAAAGGTTTTCCCTACTGTATGCCACCATGAAATCGTCCATAATATAAGACAAAATGCGAGGCAAAACATAGACCATACCAAAGTATAGAAACGGAAGAAGTAAGAAACCACCATGCTTAGACATCAGATTGATATGTAGCACTAAGGAAACAATGATTGTAAACACTATTGTTACTGCCAGTCCTACTGCTTTAATCTTTTCTTTCATCTTCACTCTCCAACTTTCTTAAAAGCCTTGCTATCTGATTCTGACTTTCCTTAATCATCTCTAACAAGTGCCTTTGTTCGTTCATTGTTTCGTTCCAGCTAGATTGTAACCACTTGATGTTGTCGGTGTGTGCCTTGTTAAGGCAACCTATAACAGCAATAATCAGTACAACCAAAGCTAAAACAATGATTGCAAATGCTATACTTCCCATCTTTTACACTTCCTTTCATACACAACTTATGTTGTTTTATCTGATACAAGGTCCATTACTGTTACTTTACCTAGCCTTGCTATCATCATTAGCTGACCTAATGTAAAATAAGAAGGATCCTTGTAATACTTGTTAATTGTCGGCTTGGATAAGCCTAGAACTTCTTGTAATTTGTTCTTGCTTATGTTCTGTCGATTTAGACAATCTTCAATATTACATAAAATATTGTGCTTGTACTTGTCTTCCGGTCTTGCCAATAGCTTAGGCATTGTTACCACCTCTCCTATGCCTCAACAACCTTAACTAGTTCAAGGCTATCTTCAATAAGTGTTCTTACTAGGCTTGACATCTTCTTGCCTGTCTTTTCGCATAGTTCTTCAAGTGTCTTTGCAGTTTCGTCAGACACACAAGCAGATACTACATTAGAACCTGATACTGTCTTTCTGTCTGCAAATAGAATAATTTGACCTTTCTTGTCTACCATTTAATCACCTACTTTCCTTACATATCTGAAAAAGTCATTCAAATCAAAACTATCAGCCTCTCTTTCCTTTAGAATAAAACCATCTAGAGAAACATATTGAACATAATACTTAATGTTATGAAGTCCCTCAGGAGTATTTCTGTCCTTTGGTAGTTCTCTTTCTATAAGCCTTATTCTTATAAGGAAATCTCTGGCAACCCTACTTTTCTCCAAAATCTCACCTACTTCTTAAAATATTTTTTAGCTGTTCAACTTCTTCCAGCTGTTCAACTCTTTTATCTAGTTCATAAAATGCCAACAACCACATAATTGGCAGAATGCTTGACAAAATAATTAACATAATAAAACCTACTTTTATTCCCTTATCGCCACAGTAGCCAGTTTGTTAACAATGCTGATATTACAGACGATATTATTGCAGTTACAACGGATGTAAACATTGGGTGTTTCATTAGCCATTGTAAAATTGTAAACATCATTCTCACCTAACCTTTCTCTAGCTCTGCTCTTGCCGATATTAATACTGCAAGAGCTGTTGTTAGTTCAGCAATAGCACTACAATCTTCTACATATTCATCAGCACTAATCATTGTACCTATGCGTACGCATAAGCTATTAATTACAACATCAATATTGTGCTTGTTCATTTAATCACCTACTTTCTAGTCTAGTATCAACTTTTGATAAGCTGATAGGATAAAATCTCTAATTCTTTGACGCTCTTTTTTATTTTTGCAATCTTCAAGTCTGTCCACTTCATTAAACATTGCAGTATATAAAAGTGCATCAACTTCTGTACCACTTATCTTTGTAAATATAGGCTTTTTCTCTAGTTTAATTATTCATCACCTATTTTCATTTGTCTTGTATCCTTTCAAATGCTATAATTAGTTTGAAAGGAGGTTAAAAGTATGATTATGCCCGAACTTACTAGGGACGCTGATAAAATGATCTGCATCATATATAAGATGTACCTAGAAAGAATTAAAAATGGAATGTCTAAAACTTCATCTAATGACTTTGAAGAAGACTTTTACAAGTCTGATAAATTACTATCCAAATGGCACCCTGATGATGTTACAACAACATTTCTCGAACTTGGTCAAAAGAATTTCATACGAATTTTTATAACAGGGAATTTTGAAATTACAAATCAAGCAATCATTTATATGGAAAATCGTTTTAAAAATGGTTTACTTGATGTAATCGACTTAGTTTCAAAATTTATTTAATGCACTTATATTTAACATCAACGCTTTTTACTAAAACAGTAAGCACTACTTCTGTCATTTCAGTAGCGTTGATGTTTTTTATATCCGCATTTATAACATTCCTAAGTTCTTGACCATTAAGAAAACAATGCTTGTTTTCATCAATAACGAATGATGTATCCAATTTTCTCACCTACTTTCTGATAAGTCCCAATTATGGGACAGTTGATATGGTATAATTACTTGTGGGTAATTATCAGCTTATTATGGTTGGCACTTTACTTCTTCCCAATAAATAATCAATATTACAGTTGAATAAATCGGCTAACTGGATAAGTCTGCTTGTGGGAATATTACCTTTTGTAAGCCAATTATAATAAGTCTTTCTTTCAATACCCAACATCTCACTTAACTTATCTTGTGAGATATTCATACGAATACGCTCAGCCTCTAAGTTTGGATATTTATAGTTGCCATACATTTTCTACACCTCCGTTCTACTCGTTTTGAGTTATTTCTCTTGTATTATATACCCGTTTTGAGTATTTGTAAAGCAAAAAAATACCCAAATTGACATAAACATTTTTGTGTAATTTCACAATTTGAGTATTTTTATAGTTTTTTGTATTGACTTGTTACGCATTTTGAGTAAAATATAATTATATTCAATATGAAGGGGTTGATATAATGAGAATTAAGGAGTTGCGTAACGAGAGAAAACTAAGTATGGCACAAGTTGCAAGGGACTTGAATATTCCTTATACAACTTATGTAAACTACGAAAAAGAGGCAAGAGAACCTAATTCAGAACTATTGATACAATTAGCTGATTACTTTAACTGTTCAGTAGATTATTTAATTGGAAGAAGTAATGAACGAATTACAGATAAAGTTTTAGACAAAGTAAATGAGATTGATAACGATATTCTTAAAAAGTATGGTAATATATATCAAGCAAAAAAAGCTATGGACTCTCAGTCTAATATCGACACAAGCAGTATTCAATATGCTGCATATCAAGAGTTAGAGGGTGAATCTGATGAAGTAGTTAAGGATGTTATCAATTTTATCAAGTTTAGAAAGTCACAGGAAAAGAATAACGAATAAAGGGATAATATGACACTTACTGAGGTATATAGAGAAATAGACAGAAATGGTATTGATGTGTACTACTTTCCTATGGAAAGCAATGCTAAAGGAATAGCTTTGCCGGATGGAAGTATTGCTATTGATACAGATAAAATTGAAAACGATATAGAAGAAAAAGAAGTTGCATATCACGAATGTGCACACATTAAAACAGGTAGTTTCTACAATCTTCATTCCCCATTTGACATTAAGGAAAAGCAAGAAAAAAGAGCTTGGAAAGAAACTATCATAACACTTGTACCACTTGATGAATTTACTGAGGCTATAAATAGTGGCATTACACAGTGTTGGGAACTTGCAGAACTGTTTGAAGTATCTGAGGGCCTTATGCAAAAAGCTATGGAAATGTACTACAATGTAGTTAATAATATAGAATAAAAATAAAACCTCAACTACCGTTTTGGTACTTGAGGATAAATATAATATCTGACCAAACAAGTCGTTCTGTCAGATTAAGGGAGTAGCAAAACGCGACTCCCTAACAAAAGAAAAAGCACTACCTTGATGGGAACAAGATAGTGCTTATATGAAAGTAAAGAGTGGTTGTTTCACTTTCAAAATTATTATAACACATTTTGGCATATTATGTCAATACTTAAATAATAAACTCAATAACGATATGTTACTGAGTTAAACAAGGTGATAAAATGAACAATTATATTTTAATAGCCGGAGTTAATGGTACAGGCAAGTCAAGTTTAAGAGGTGTACTTGAAGGTCAGAATGTTCTTCTCGGTCACATTATTGATGCAGATGTTATTGCAAAGGAAAACGACTTTGATAACATTAAGGCAGGTAAAAAGGCAATAGAAGAAATAGACTACTGCCTAGATAACAATATTTCTTTCACACAAGAAACTACTCTTGCCGGTCATAGAACTGTACGAACCATTAAACAAGCTAGAAAACAAGGCTACTATGTTACAATGTACTATGTTGGTCTTAATTCAATGGAAGAAAGCATAAACCGTATTGCTAACAGAGTTAGAAAGGGTGGTCACAACATTCCTTCTGATGATGTTAAACGCAGATTTGACAAAAGAATTAAGTCGCTTGAATCTGTACTTCCACTTTGTGATGAAGTTATCTTTTACGATAACGAAAACGGTTTTGTAAAAGTAGCTGAAATCAAAAATAATAAATTCCAATATTCCAACGGTTATAAACCACAATGGATTGTGGACTATAAAGAGGCTTTAAAGTTATAAGAATAGTTAAAACATAATAAATTTACATATAAGCCTAGTTATTTAAGTACCCAATTCGTAAAAACACCCTATTTTTACGAATTGCCTAAAAAATATAATAAAAAATCGCCCTTCGGTGTTGGTAGCACCAAAGGACGATAATCATTACACAGGGTGCAATGATACATCAAAATGCAAGTAATATTGTATCATACCCTTGTAAATTTTTCAATATAATTTACAAGGGATTTTTGCACCCTTTTTAAGAAAGGATGTGTAAATGTATGGCAAAGCCTAAGAAAATGCCTAGTGGTAAATGGAGAGTTAGAGTGTATGATTATACAGATAGTGACAATAAAAAGCACTACAGGTCTTTTACTGCTCCAACAAGAAAAGAAGTTCAGTTCCTCGCAAATGAATATCTACTAAATAAAGATAGTGATACATATGAAGATATGACATTAAAAGAGGCTTACAGAAGATACATCAATAGTAAGTCTGCCGTTTTGTCACCATCAACAATAAGAGGGTACATATCAGTATCAAAGAATTCTTTTCCTAAACTAATGAATACTAAGTTGTCAAAATTAACCCAATATGATATTCAAGTAGCAGTTAATGAGATTTCAGTTTCTTTTTCTCCTAAAACAGTAAGAATTCGTTATGGTTTACTTACTGCTGTACTTAATATGTATCGACCACAATTAAGGTTACATACTACATTGCCTAAACCACAAAGACCAAGGAAGGAATACATAATACCTACAACTGCTGAGGTTAATAGATTACTTGCTAAGGCAGATGAGAGGATCAGAGTTCCTATACTTCTCGCAAGTGCCGGAAGTCTCAGAAGGTCTGAGGTGTGCGCATTAACTAAAGAGGATATAACAGACTTTGGTGTGTATATAAACAAAGCCATGGTTATTAACAGTCAAAACAAATATATTGTGAAGCATACTACTAAAACTAAAGCCGGTACAAGGTTTGTACCTCTACCTACATCAATAATTAAAGAACTAAGAGAATGGAAGTATTTTGGATGTACGCCAAAGGATATTCAAAGATGGTTTAAGAAATTAAGGGATGAGGTTGAAATAAACACAACATTCCATAAACTTCGTCACTACTTTGCTAGTGAGTGTCACGCAAATGGAATACCGGATAAGTATATTTGTGAAATTGGTGGATGGGAAGATGTTGCAGTTTTACAACAAATTTATCAGCATACACTTAAAGACAAACAGTCTGAATTTAGCAAAAAAATAGTCACACTTTTTAATTCAAATCTTGAAAACAATAAAAAGTATGACCCAAAGTATGACTCAAAAAAGGAAAAAGCCCATTAGAATGGGCTTTTTATGGCGAAGGGTTGGAGATTCGAACTCCAGGCTTTACTTTCGTAAAACACGATATTTCGAGTATCGCACCATTGACCACTCGGACAACCCTCCAAATTAATAGGAAGTGCGTTAAATTAATGCCACACTTCCTTTTTATTATACAACTTTTCTTAATTCAAATAATGCAATTATAGAATTATTATATCTTTTTATACTTTTTCTGCATTTTCTTATTTCTAAAAGTATGACCTTTAGTATAAATGATTATCAGTATTGCAACTATAATAACTACTGCAACAACAATATACCAAACATATGACGGAATTGAATTTAGATTAAAGCACCTTACATTAATCCACATTTGGTTCATTCGTTTATTTTCATCACTATTAAAGAACATCATTACTGCACAACGTTTTAAAATATCTTCTGTAGGATATTGAGTAAACAGTTGTCTTTTTGTTTGGTCTTTTGTAGTCTTTACAATATAATTTTTATCCTTGGAATTACCTGTAAAGAAGAAACCTACCGGGTAATCAACAGTTTCTTCATCATCTTCTGCACCGTAGTTCCAATTAATGTATTCAAAAATTCTGTTGTCATCACCACCGGAAATGCAACTTGTATAACCGATATAGTACATATTACGAATTACATTATCAGGTCTTGAAACAAAGTTAATAAATGACTCAGCTACTTGTTGCTTTTCTTTATCACCGTTAATACCTTGCTTTAGCATAACCCAACCGTCACACCAAAGGTTTGAACATTCCTTAGGCACTGCATATTCAAGGTAACAATTGTCTTCTTCTGCTTGGTCAAGGCTATATACTGCATCTCCTGACCATTGGAAATTGGCAACTACTTTACCTGACACCATATCAGACTTACCACTATCAGTTTCAAATGAATAAACATTATCCTTGATACCCTGTAATCTTTCTTCTGCTTTATCAACTGTTGATTGTGAGGTATCATTCATTAATTTAGTTATTTGCTCATTATAGTCCTTAGAATTCTTAAATTCATCGGTTGACATTTTATCAGAATTTATAAGACCTAAAACTGCAAAATAACTATCTCTAACGCTATCTTTAATAGTGATTTGTCGGCTATACTTTTTATTTTCAAGTATCTTCCATGTTGAGGCATCTTCTGTTGATACAACATCAGGGTTATATACAAAACCCATTGTACCCCACATATAACCGGCTGAATAGTCACTCCACTTTTTGTTATCAATCTTTGTGGTATCCATTAAGTTTTTGATATATGGTGATACACCTTTTGCATAATAGTTATACTTGTTGCTAGTATCGAAAAATTCTTTTGACAAAGGTACTAGCATATCTTCATCAATCATTTTCATACCCATATAATCAGATGGACAAACTAAATCAAAATTATCACCTAGAGTAATTTGGTTATATAAATCCTCATTTGTGCCGTAAGTTGAATATTCAACCTTAACCTTTTTACCATAGGTTTTGTAATACCAATTTTCAAAATCAGTAATCATAGAATTTTTACCGATTATATCACCACTATCAAGGTCAATGGTATCATCTTTGTCCCAATTACCCTCATCAATATATTCTTCGCAATTTGAAATTCTAAGGGTAATAACATCCTTATCTTTTGCAGATACTGACATAGGTAAAATGAAAATAGATGCAGTTATTAAAAGCATAATTAAAATAGAAATTAATTTTTTCAT